CTCCGAACGTCTCATCGGCATGGCGGAACCGGTACATGTCGGTGTGGTAGCAGGCCCAGGCAGGGCACGACTCCGCACGGCCCTCGTGACCGAGTTGCCGCACGAGGTCGCCGTCGGGATCGAGCACGCAGATCTCCGGCACCGGCGCCTCGGCCACGTTCTTCTGCCGCCGCGCCTCGCGCAGCAGGTTCTCCGGGCGGAAGACCGAGGCCGCGCTGTGATCCTTGCCGCGCAGCAGATACGGCGAGTCGGAGACGGGTTCGCGGTCATCAGGCGGCAGCGGCACAGGATCGCTCCGGCGGATTCGGCCGGCCAAAACCGCCCGGCGTTGCCGCAGTATAGAGACATTATGCCGACTGCGCTTGGTTCCCCATCACTGGCTCACCTCAGCGTCCGTCAGTCGGCAATTCCAGTCACGAGAGCGATCGTCCGGTTCAACGCTGTAAGCGTCGGCTGATCCAATTGGCCAATTGGAGGGCCGCAGACGGAACTCGCTTGGCAAGCATCGTGACGCATCAATTTTCCAGACACCGTCTGGAAAATTGGTTGCTCGACCAATTGGCCAGACAGTGTCTGGTATGGGAGAATCAGAGGAGCACTTGGAAACGTTCCATGGAAGAAGTGATTCGTTACGTATTCGCTACGGATACTACCATGACTTCCAACGCCTCTTTGCCTTGGAAGAATAAGACTACTCTCCCCAAGATATGTCAGATTGCCGATAATCTTCTGTCTAACTACATCTTGACCATGTTCCCCAAACAGAAATCTATCTTCTGGCAGGCTGACAATGAAGACTCCAACTCCGTGGAGAAGAGAGATACCATTGAAAGTTACATGGGTTGGGTGATTTCCCAAGAGTCTTTCAAGAAAGAATTCTACAAAATCGTCTCTGATTTCGTCTACAAGGGCAATGCTATTGGCACTGTAGAGTGGACTGATGAACGTGTACAACAGCCCGGTAAGACTCAAGTAGGGTATGTAGGTCCATCTCTACGTCATCTTTCCCCACTAGATGTAGTCTGCAATCCCACTGCAGAAAGCTTCCTTCATTCTCCCAAGTTCGTCCGTTCTGTGATGAGCCTAGGTGAACTGAAGAAGTATCTGAATAAATTAACTAATGATGAAAATCGTGAACGTTACGAAGCTCTCTACGCATATGTGAAAGAGATTCGTATGCGTGCGCGTTCCTTGACTGGTGATTGGATCGAAAGAGACAATATGTACCAGATCGAAGGATTTTCTTCTTTCCAACAGTATCTGCTTTCAAACACCGTAGAGGTTCTGACCTTCTATGGTGATTACTATTCTGCGGATGACGATGAATTCCAAGAGAACGTAATGGTTACTTTCGTGGATCGACACAAGATCCTAGACGAAAGACCTAATCCTTCTTACTTCGGATACCCTCCAATCTTCCATTGTCCATGGCGAACACGCCCAGACAATATCTGGGGTATGGGTCCTCTGGAGAATCTCCTAGGTATGCAATACCGCATAGACCACATGGAGAATCAGAAAGCCGATCTAATGGATCTTTCTACCTTCCCTGTGATCAAGGTCAAAGGTTTCGTAGAAGACTTTATCTGGCAACCTGCCGAGAAAATTTATGTGTCTGATGAAGGTGATGTTGAGTTACTGCAACCTAACATTCAAGTTCAGCAACTAGTCCAAGACATTGAAATCCTCCAGAACAAAATGGAAGAAATGGCTGGAGCACCTAAAGAAGCTATGGGCTTCCGCTCTCCCGGTGAAAAGACTAAATATGAAGTCCAGCGCCTAGAGAATGCTGCTTCACGTATATTCCAATCCAAGATTAATCAGTTCGAAGAGTTCATCTTAGAGCCTATTCTAAACGCTATGCTAGAGATTGCTCGTCGTAACATGTCTGGTGTGACTGCCATTCCAGTTATTGATGATGAATTCAAGATCCAGATTTTCGAAGATCTCACTGTAGAAGACATTACAGGTGTAGGTAAGATTAAAGCTATTGGCTCAAGACATTTCGCAGAACAAGCTGAATTGATTCAGAACATTAGCGGACTAGCTAATACAGCCATCTGGCCTTACATTCAACAACATTTCTCTTCTGTCAACCTTGCTAAGCTCTACGAAGAAATATTCGACATTGAAGAGTATAACATCGTAATTCCTAATGTGGCTATCTCCGAGAGAGCTGATGCTCAACGTCAGATGCAAGCCTTGCAGGAACAGGTTCATCAGGAAGCTGGTACAGCAACAGGGTTAGGGGAAGATCACGATCTACCTCCAGACCAACAGATGCAAAGTAATCAGCAAATGCTTCAAATGGCGCAAGGACAGTAATGTCGTTAGTCGCAAACTGGACTTCACACCTTAAAGACCCTGAGGAACGTAAGAGGTTCTCCACATACATCTATTCTTCTCGCAGCATCCTTGATCGTCTCAAGACGATTGTAAATGAAATGCAGGAAGAACTAGACCAGAAAGAAACCAATGAGGAACAATACGACAGTCCTTCTTGGGCAGCTCTCCAAGCCGATAGAAATGGCTTTAGAAGGGCATTACGTCGTATTCACAAACTAATCAATCTAGACCAAAAGGACTGATATAAAATGACAATCTTCGACGACCAGAACGAAGAAATTATCCAAATTGACCCTAACAAGGATTACCTCGCTGAACTCACCGGACCCGGTGGCAAGTTCGATAAAGCCAAGTTTGGAGGCTCCGAATTGGAAGCCTACAAAGCTATGGCCAGAGGAAAGGCAGAAGCTGACCGTATGATAACAGTCAAGAATCGTGAGTTTGATCAACTACGCGAAGACTATCTCAAAGCAAAAGCTAATGCCGACGCACAGGCTAAATTCGAAGACCTCCTGACCCGATTGGAGAGTAAGTCTGGGAATGACAACAATAATTCCGGTAGCACCCAAAATAACGGTAATGTTGAACAGCCTGTTTTAGACGAAGCTAAACTAGATACTTTGATTGAACAACGTGTTCTCGATATTGAGAATCGTAAGCGAGAGAAGGCTAATTTAGACGCCGTCGAAAACAAACTCAGAGAACGCTTTGGCGACAATGCTCAAGCTATTCTCCGAGATAAAATGAATACTCTTGGAATCACCAACGAAGACATTAAGTTCTTGGCAAAGAAATCACCGGAAGCGGTCTTCAATGCTCTAGGTCTTAATAGCCAACCTCCTGCGCAACAGGAAGCCGGCCTTCCGAGGTCCAGCTTTAGAACAGACCGTTCTAACAACACAGATGGTGTACGTGACTATCTCTTCTATGAGAAGATGCGTAGAGAAGAGCCCAAGAAGTATTTTTCACAGGACATTTCCGTCCAAAGGCTCAAAGATATGGACTCTCCAGATTTTCTGAAGAGGTATCAAGAGCTTCGTTCAACTCGATAATTTTTAGGAGACTACATGGCTTCTTTTTCTGATGCCACACAGTCAAACATGATTAGGACGCAGATATTCTCTTCGGATATCACGTCTCTACTCTTGGATGACTTAAATGCCATGCAGTTCGTCCGCACTCTAAACGACTTCCCCGACGGTTTCAACTTCAACATCCCAATCTTGGGTCAGGCTGAAGTTGCCACTTTCAACGAGGGTCAGGCGCTTAAGTATAATCAGATGGATACTGGTAACTTCCAGTTCAACTTCACTGATTATGTCTATTCTGCCAACTCGATGACTGAGAAGTTCAAGAGAGATTCATGGTTGTCGCCCCAGATCATCGCTGCTTTCCCGCAGCGTCAGCATCGGGCGCTCATGGAGTACTACGAGACCCGCGTTTGGGCCGTAGCTAATGCTGGACAGACTGCCTCGTCGCTCAACTCAATTAACGGCGCTTCGCACCGTTGGGTTGCTGGCGGCACGACCCCCGCAATTTCCTTCCAAGATTTCGCCAAGGCTCGCTATGCGCTTGCTAAGACGAATATCTCGCCGAAGAATCTTGTTGCGGTTGTCGACCCCTCCACCGCCTACACCTTGGAAACATCAGCTAACGTTACCAACCTGATGACTCCCATGGGTGATTGGCAATCAGTAACTCGCAGTGGTTTGACCTCTGGCTTCAAGTACCGTTTCAATGTATACGGCTTTGACGTCTATGAATCCAACTACCTGCCTTCCATCGTTAGTGAAACGATCAATGGTGTCTCTTCGGGCACCAATGGTGTCGCTAACTTCTTCTTCGACGCTACCCCGGGCGATACGTTGCCTCTGGTTGGTGCGTGGAGGCAGATGCCGACGGTCCAGTCGAAGTTCGACATGGATCTTCAGCAGTGGGATTATGTTACGATTTGCGAATTCGGTCTTGGTCTCTTCC